AAGCATCAAAAGAACTGGATCCACCTACAGGATTCCAACCCCACTGAAACACCCTACTACCACCACTTGGTACTCCAAATGCATCTTGCGAAGTACTATTTGTATTAGTAATTTGCAATCCGCTATTTCCAGAAACTAAGTAGCTTATATCAGGTCTAGGTTCACGTACTGCCTGTGGATCATCTACTGGATACATCCCCAACATTAATTGAGGCTGATCTGGATCCCAGCATTCTGGACAAACCTTGACATTATATAACTTTGTTTTTAACGTCTGTTTCTTTAATTCTACAAGCTTATACCTCTGACCACAACGATCACATTCGGCAATGGAGTGTTTAGCTGAAGCATACTTACTTGACATGTTTATCTATAGTAATTCATGTTTCTTGGGACAAAACGACTTGGGGCTTTCTCACGATCCTCCGAAGAAGCTAAATCCCATTGTTGCTCATAATCTGCTTTTAACATCATTATCCGGTTAGGATCTACATCCGCTAGCTTTTGACCTAGATAGTAAGCCAATCCAGCCACCATGACGGGGATAAAACGGAAAGGGATATCTGTGGTACTAATACCAGTGCCAGCGTCCTGTATACGGCGCATACGCCAGTATACGAAGGTATATTGGTCTCCAGGTGAATTAGGTGTAGGCCATACATTAATAGACGGAAGCATAGGAACCGATATAGCGGCTCCTATTAAATGTGATGTAGCCGTTGTACCATTTTGACCACGGAATACGTTTATAAGGGTATTCCCGCTAGTATTGGCGTAGTAGATGACCTCATTATCGACCTGAATATACCCGGTTGAGGCTAGTTGATCAATATTTACCACTGTAATTGTAGTGTCTGTAGAGCTAATAGCAGCCCCTAAAACCGCTATAGTAGGGTTGGTATTGCCCGATTGACGGTTAATCCATACCTGAATTGGACGACCTTGGGTCAGTTTATTAGGTAAGGTAGAATAAGTGGACTCAGAAATACGACTAATATTAATGTCAATTTGAGTACTTTGTACGCCATTATTGGTTCTAATTACCTGATCTAAAATGTCAATTGTATCTGATGGTATAGGATAAACACCCTGCCCAGTAACTAAAGGGATAGAACACTGTTCTATAGTCCATAGATTGATACCTCTATTAGCCCATTCTATGGTTAACAAGTTAACGCTACGGCGCGCAGTACGAAAGTCATAACCAGTACGCAACTCTTTTCCACAGCGCTCAAATGCCTCCTCAATGAGGTCATTCATGTCCAAGTTAAAAGCTGTCATGCCAGTAGTTGTCATTATTTTCTTTTCACTGTTTTAGCAGATTTAATAAAGTCTGCTTTACTAGGCGCACCTTTAGATCCAGGCTTACGCATTTTCTCACCAGAGCCAGCCTTGATTCGTTTTTGTTTAGCATGGATGTTGTCATATAAACCAACTTTTCCACCTTCTGCGTACTCAGTAAAGTCTGTACTGTCTCTACGGGCTTTCTTAACGCCTTTGCCCATCTTAGATGGCATTACAGCTCCCATTCCGCGAGAAGGTCTCATGCTTTTGTTTTTCCACGAATACAGCAACCATCAGCACGTTTTGAGGCAGAAGATACAGATCCACCCTTTTTCATGCCAGTTACATTGCCCATAGTGTCTACAGCAGGAATATTCTGTTCGGTAGTTCCAAACATTTTGTAGTCACGCTCTTTTTCAGCACGAATACCACGTTCTTTATTACCCTTGTAATAAGCTTCCCGCTTTTCTTTTTCAGTGCCAGTTTCTGTATATGGCATGATTTAGCACCATTTACCTTTAGTCTTGCCTTTGGAAGCAATACCATCAGCACGAGCAGAAGCTGTACCACCTTTAGCCATTTTCTTAGTAGCCTTGCCACCAGCGCACATACCGCCTTTAGCCATCTTAGCGCCACCCATAATGCCTTTAGTTGGGCCTGAATCACCAAGGTTTGTGCCTTTAGTGTGAGCGCGCTTTTGAACGGCAGACTCGCCAAATTTAGTTAATTTGTTTGAACCAGCTTCTACATCCTTGCTCATAGAGCTAGGCTTAGGAGTTTTATCGTATTTCATAGCCATACCACCTTTTTTAAGTTTAGTTAAGTCAGTCTTTTTGTTTTCATGCAATTGTTTGTCATGCATGTTAAAAGCTTTTTTGATTAATACTTTGTCTTCTTTAATGTCATCGTGTTTCATAGCGCCACCTTCTTTAAACTTTTTGCCTTTGTCTGCTTTTGCAAAATCTCTTCCAACAGACTGGGGAACTCCTGCTTTTTTAGCAAATTCTGGGCTATGTGCAATAGCCTCCATAAAATTATGCTGTTTTTTACTCGTCGATGGCATTATCTTTTCCTAACCAACCTTGAACGGTTTTGCTTTCATAGATACGAAGTCCTGACCATACAATACTTAAAAGGGCTGCTATAGCGGGTAAAAAATTCACAAGTGTCCCTAGCACGGTTAATAACGACAGAGCATCAACAACGTGTTTTGTAGGCTCACTTACATGGTCAAAAAAATCGCTCATACTAACACTTCCACGCCCGAAGGCTTTTGTTAATTCTACTATCTGGATCTTTTGCTGTCTTGGTAGATGTGAGTTTGCTTTTCATACCTTCCATTCTTGCACAGAAAGACTTCTTGCGACTGCCACCCTCTGGTTGCGGTGGCTTCAAATTCATACCTTGAGCCTTTGCCGAAGCACGACCTTTCGCATTCAGGCCACCATTCGGATTTTTGCCTTCCTTGCGTGTCCATGCGGGAGTCTTTGCCATTATGCGGCATCTTTCTTGGATTCTATTGAGGTCATTAATGGATATAGATAATCTTCACCAAATGCACCAGCAAACTCTTCCATACCCATATGACCTAATTTGATAGTAGGATCAATCCAAACTTCAAATCCTAGTTCTCTAGCGCGGTCACAAAACAAGAAGTCTTCACCAATATATGTACCATCTTTTAATGCAAAGTCAAAGAAAGCGGTAATTTCATCGCCTACTTTTTTCTCATCATGGTAACGCCATTCTGGATGGGCTTCATATAGTTGCTCAAATACTTCACGGCGGATAATCATAAATGCTGTAGCTACGCGCTTGGCTCTAACCAAACCCATATGATTCATGAATATGTTTTCATCTTCATCAGCATCTAATGTAGAGATATATGTCTTACCTTTTTTACGGGCTACTGGAATACCAGCAACAATACCTTTTTTAGGATCGCTATTCCATGCCATTAAACGAAAAATATCTTCAGCTTCAAAGTTAATATCCGAGTCAATAAACATAAGGTCAGTACAGTCTGAATCTAAAAAATCTTTAGAAATCAAATTTCGTACACGGGAAACAACAGAGCATCCAGAGATATTGCAGATCTGGATATCTACGCCATGTTGCATAGCCCGTGTGCAAAAAGAAGCCAGCGAAATAGCTAGCTTTGCAGTCACTTTAAAGTCGTAGGTTGGAAGACCTAACATAATCTTCCGACCCGCTAAACTATAAGAAGCTTCTACTTGAGTCGTTTCTGACATTTTTTATCCGTAAGTAATAGATATAGCTGATAATGTAGTTCCAACAGCATATATACCATTTAGACAAAGAATTCCTTCGCCTGGAAGCAATACTTGAAAAGGCTGTACAGCAGTTGAAAACTTAAATTGATACAAAATAGCGCCAGTAGTATCTGTGCCATCATAAAGTGTAAAAGTTCCACCTGTACCATTACCAATAAAAACAATAGACTTTAATCTAATTCTGCCAGTATATAGTTGTGCGGGTAAAGTACCAGCATAAGCTGACTTCACATCATATTGCATTGTCATAATTAATCTCCTAAAGATGTAATGGGGGTACTAGACCCCCGCAAGATTAATTTTGGAATGTAGTCTGATATTGACCGCCATCACTATTACGAACAACATAGTTAACAACTAAAGTAGATGCACCTGAAGTAGATGTACCAGCTAAAGTAGCAGTAATGATTGCGTCTGTAGTTCCTACGTTAAGCACAAAAGGTGCGCCAGTAGTAGCAATAGTAAATGCAGAAACGCCTGCTGCTGAAGGGTTAGTTAAACCAGAAGTAATAGTAGTAGCGCCACTAGATAAGGTAATTGTTGGAGTTGTACCACCAGCATAGCCAGTAGTAGTAATCAACTGGAATCCAGTAATCAAAGCACCCGCTGGAATAGTAACAGTATTAACTGCGCCATCAGCAAAGCCTAGAGTATATTGTTGAGAAACGGCTGTGCAACCCGTGTTACGAATTGTACCTGCAGTTGTGCCAGTAGTATTTTTTACAGTGCCTAATAGCCAAGGCCCTAAGTGTGTAGCGAAACCCATGAGGATTCTCCTATATACAAGTTAAACCTATTAATCGGTATATCGTCTGCTGGGGCAGTTTAATAGGCTGGTATCACCCAGATAACCAAAGTATACATCTTTTTTAGATAATGCAACAGTTTTATAAAGAAAAAACCCCGCTTTTTGGGCGGGGTCATAGCTTATTTGCTTTCGCTTATAAACTTATTCATTTCCGCAGCCCGATCAAGAATATCTTGAAAAGAAGGAAATTTTGGGTAAGGGTTATTATCTGTAAATTTTTCCAATGCTTGCCATGCGTGTACCTGTGCATGGTATTGGGCTTCTAACATATCTTTAGCAGATTGAAGCAATTGGTAACGCAATTCAAATGGATTCATATAAAACTCCTGTGTGTTGTGTGTATGAGCAAAAGCGCTCAGAAGTAATATACCACAAATAAAAAACCCCGCCTTTTGAGCGGGGTTCTCAAACTACCAAGGGCTAGATTAAGCGCCTGGTGATCCCCACATACCGAGTGGATCTGACCAACCAAAGGAATAACGCTCACGAGACTTGTAACGGACGTTACCAGTATCAAAGTCGCCGTCCATGCTGTTCTGCAATGGAGTACGCTCAAAGTGCTTCATTCCGTTTGGAACATCAGTAGTCAAATAGTAACCATTGGTGTCTGTCAAGAAGTGGTTAATTGCATAACCATCTGGAATAGAACCATTGTTCATGATTGCATTGATGTCGTTATCGGTTGTACCAACGCGCAATTGAGTTTCGAGCAAGCGAGTTGCAACGAACTGTAATGCAGGTGGAACAATCAATTTCTTAGGTTTAGCAGCAATCAACAGACCACGTTCATCTGTCCAGCCAGCGATTTGAATAACTGCGGCTTCCAAAGAAGTCTCATTCAAGTCAGCAGGAGTAGATTGGGTGTTGCTGTTTGTGCCACCAGAAACTAATGGATGTGCTGTGCTGTACAAAGGTACGCCATCGCCGCCGTTGTAAGAACCATTGGTGTTGAAACCATTGTTAATTACGGCTGCAGCTTTAACTTGCTTTGTGTAAGCCATAGCACGAGCCAAAGCCTTAGTATAGCGAGCTGACAAAGAATCGTAGAGGTTGTCTTCGATTGCTTCTTCAGTCAAGCTAAAGCCAAGGGCGATAGTTTCGTGGTTGTAGCGAGCTGTGAAAGCTTCTTGTGCATTGTCATAACGAATAGCAGAGCCTTCGTTTTTGACTGGAGCAGCAGAAAAGCCTGACAGTTTTGTTTCTTCTTCAAAAGAACGCTCAGAGGTCTCAGTTTCGTAGATCTCTTTATGTTCTTCACCGTAGCGAGCATACTCAAGTCCGAACAAAGCGTTCAATCCTGGGAGCAACTCTTTCAGTAGTTGTGCGCGTGAAATAGCCATTATTTAGCTCCTTAAGCTGCTGTTGCTACAGCGGCAGAGCTGTAGTAAGTGTGGACACCAAAGTTGAACTTAACGATCACTTCTGTGTATGAACCTGATGCATTTGTAGTCTCAGGAATTACGTCAACAATACGGAACGGCAATGCTGCGCCTGTACCTGTTGTTGCTGAGAGACTAGTGTATGAATCACCTGATGTTGTATTGCCAGAACTCAATACTACTGCTGAGTTTTGACCAACTACTGCACGAGTAACACCGCTAATTGTTGATGTACCAGCAGAAGTTACCGCAACTTTGAACAAGCCATCTGGATCATCCGCAACTACTGCTTGGATGTCAGAAGCTGTTACAGCGCCTGGGTAATACTGTTGTTGCAACAACTGCTTAGTGGTTGGGTTTGTGAACTGACAACCCAAGAAAATACCAACTGCATCAGTCGCGGAAGATGTGGTTGAAACACGGCTTAGTGTGCCACCTGTATTCAAGCGCACAACGTCACCATAATAAATGGCGGTTGTAGAACCTGAAGCGATGGGAATTAAGCGAGTAGAACCAGCAAATACCTGACCACCAATCAAATTGATCGGCTGTAGCCCGTATGGGGCTGAAACGGTAGGATAAGCCATTTATAACTCCTAGATTAAAAAAAATTAATTTTTGCCAAAACTAGTCGAGGATTTGTTCTCTTTAAAGAGCGGCATCCTTGGGTCGCTTTGACGCATTAAATTATTGTCTACAGCATCCGTCTGAGCATCTGTTTGTTTAGCATAATGAGTATTACGCTGATCAACGAACTCTTCTGGAGTCTTGCAAAGCAATAACCCGCCGATTTCAATGTTGTCCTTAAAGCGACTTGTTGGATCGACTAGCAGTTGAAACTTGGGCTGTTCCTCAACCCTGACTGGTTCCCATCCTTCTCTCAGTTTTCCTGAAAGATTTCTAGGATCGGCCTGGTTCAGTGTTGAAACACGAATCCAACGATACGCATACCCAGCCTGTTTATCTGGCTCAGGGAGCAATTCTGCGGGCATCCACTGCTTTGGACGCTCTGAAACTGCACGAGTATTTAATTCACGGGTAGTTCTGTTTTCAGCCATTTGATTAGGCCTCCATTTTGATTAGTTCTTTGACGTATTGCTCTGGGGATAAGCCCAGTTTTTTAGCAATTGCTTGTTGGCTCGTAGTTAAACGAACCTTTTTTGACGATGTGCTACGGGTTGCAGGGGCAACTACCGTGCTATTTTTGCGAGTTGCGGTCTTCACGCTTGGCGCTTCTTCTACTTCTGTATCGTCTTCCTCAAAGTTTTCAGGAAAACGCTTACGCATTGTTTTATCAATGCGTTTGTAATACTCATCAGTCGTAGCATATCC